GTCAGCGGCGGTGGAAGCCTGGGTGGTTGCCGTGCTTGCGGGCCCAGCGGATGGGGCGCAGCGAGGCGAGGCAGACGGCGGAGACGACAGTCCAGAGGAGGCTGGTGGAGATGTCGAGCTCCCCGGTGGTGAAGCCGGCGTACCAGAGGAGTGCGGCGTGGATGGCGGAGAGGATGCCGGCGGTAAGTGCGACGGCGTAGAGGGTGCGGGTCATTGCGGTCTCCCTTATCGGTTGGTGTCGGTGTTCTTATGGTAGCCGCCCCACCTGCCTGCACGGAGGCCGTGTGAGCCCCGCTGCCGGCCTAACGGGAAGCCCCCTCACCCGAGTACCAGGTGAGGGGGGTTCGTCCGCCAGTGAGGCTGTCAGCGCCCTTGTGGGGCGGGTTCTGCGAGGACAGCCATGGCAGGCTGGCGGATGAGTTCCGTGTCGCCTGTTGCTCCGTGCCTGTTCTTGGCTACGGACACGGCGAGTCGCGTCCGATCGGGCACGCCGTTACGGGCGGGCAGCGACAGGAGGGTGACGGTGTCCGCGTCCTGTTCGATGCTGCCTGACTCTCGGAGGTCGGCGAGCTTCGGGGCGAGGTCATCTCTGATCTCGGAGGCGCGGGACAGCTGCGACAGGGCGAACACGGGGACGTCCAGTTCGAGGGCCAGCTCCTTCAACGCGCGGGATTGGTAGGTGACCATCTCTCGGAGTGAGGAGCCGGGCACGCCGCGGGATGGGGCGAGGAGTTGCATGTGGTCGATGACGATGGTGCCGAGCTTCTTCTTGTGGTGGAGGGTGCGTGCGAGCGCGGCGACACGCTCGACGGACGCGCCGGCCTTGTCGCTGATGTGGATGGGCAGGGCCGCGATCTGCGCGGCGGCGCGGTTGAGGGTGTCGGCGATGGCGGACGGTGCGGGCTCCTCCCTGGTCGTGTACTTCAGTGCGGCACCCGTGGCTTGGGAGAGGAGTCTGGGGAGTAGTTCGCGGGCCGGCATCTCCATGGACACGTAGAGGACGTGCCGGCCGTTGCGCGCGGCGGCGGAGGCCAGGTACAGGCCGTAGAGGGTCTTGCCTACTGCGGGGCGGGCGCCGACGACGTGGAGGCCGCCGTCGCGGTGCATGCCGATGATGTTGTTGACGCTGGTCCAGGGGGTGCGGACGCCGGTCGCTTTCTCTGCCGTGTACCACTGGTCGACGAGGGCCGGCAGGGAGACGGTGTCTCCGTCGGGGGTGGCGTTGCCGATGTGGGACTGCGCCCAGGAGGCCACCTCGGCAGCTGTCGCGTCGCCCTGGAGGAGCTGCTCGGCGCGGGTGAGGACGTCGTGGACGTCGCGTTTGGCGGAGGCTTCCTGGACGCGGCGGGCGTAGTGGTCTGCGTCGACGGGGTTCACTGACGCGTGCACGCAGTCGAGGATGTCTTCTCCGGTTGCCGGCGCGCGGACTTCCGCGAGGACGGAGGCGGGGGTGGGGATCCTGCCCATTGCCCAGTGGTCTCGGATGATTCCCCAGAGGACGGCGTACCTGGTGTTGGCGATCATGTCCGGCGTGGTGGACCAGGTGGTGTCGGTTTGTGCTTCGCTGCCGGCGAGGGCGGAGCCGATGAGGCACTGTTCGATGGTGGTGACTTCCATTGGTGTTCGTTTCTCCGGCGGGTTCAGTTATTGGTTGCGTTGTCCCACATGGCTGCGATGTTGGCCATGAGTTCGGGTGTGGCTTCTGCGTTGACGAGTTCGGGATCGTTGATGCGTGCGGTGCCGAGGAGGTCGTCGGTGTCGGCTGGCGCGACCGGCTGGTAGTTCTCCCAGTCGTGGTCTTCGAGCCAGCGGCGTGCGCTGCGGATGTAGCGGGCGGGAGTTTCCCGGCGTCGGCATTGGCTCGCGTAGGCGCGGGCGCCGTCGGTGATTTCCTGGGCTGTGGCGTTCCGTCGTGCTTTCTGCCAGTCCCGGGCGGTCGCTTTGGTACCGGGGTAGGCCTGGTTGAATTCGGCTCGCTCCCGGGCTTCCTGCGCCCTCTGCGCTTGTTTCTTGGCTGCGGCCTTGTCGTGCTTGGCGCGGGCGCGGGCGATGTCGTCGGCGGTGACGCGGTCGGCGACAGGGGTGAGTGGCTTGTAGGGGCGCGGAGGCTCGCTGGTGCGGTCGTGGCTGGTGGCGCCGGCGGCTACGAGGCCGTCGTGGTTGAGGAGTGCGTCGAGGTGGATGGCGTATCCGCTGGTGGCGCCGGGGTTGTGGCGAGTTTCGATGATGCCAAGCTCGGTGAGGTGGTTGAGCGAGCTGGCGACTGTGCGGCGTGACTGTCCTGATCGCTGCTCGATGGCTGCCCATGATGGGTAGATGTGTTCACAGTTCCACCAGGTGCAGAGTGCGGTGAGCACGGCGACGTCTCCGCCGGTGAGGTTGACTTGCCGTTTCCAGTAGGGGCGGATGTTGATGGCGCCGATGACCTGGGTGTTGTAGCACTCCATGTCTTCTCCTTGTTGTGTTGGTTGTTGTGTTCGCGTTCTGTTGGTGGGGCCCGGGGGAGCTTCGTGGCTCAGACCCCGGGCCCCTGTCAGCCGGGAGGAACACAACAAAACCCTGGCTGACGATCAACCAACGCGTCAACAGTAGCAGGTGCGTCTGGGTTGGTTGCTGCCCTGTCCACAGGTGCCGCCTCCGGCGCGGGCGGGTGTCGGGCCTGGGTGACCCCCTCGGGGGCCCAGGCCGTGGGGGGTAGGGGGGTGTTTATTCTCTTGGATAAGGTTTGTGTGCAGTTTTTGCACCCCCCCCTCACGCAGTTTTTGCACCCCTTCCCACCTCCCTACATCGTGACCGATGTCACTGCGGCACGGGTTGACTGGCGTGTCGACACGCCGTAGATTGATCCCATCAAGCCAACCACCCCCCCGAGGAGGAACCAAATGAACACCACCGCCCAGCTCCCCAGCCGCGCAGCCACCGCCCTGATCACCTGGATTGCCACGCTCTCGATCGTCGCCGTCCTCGGCGCGGTGGCCGGCCTGATCGCCGGCGGGGTCGGGCCGGCCACCGTCCCGGCACTGATCGTCGGCCTCCCGGTCGCCATCAAGGCCACCCGGGTCAGCAACCGCAGGAAGGCCACTCTCCGCCGCGCTGACAGCCTTGCCGCCCAGGCCCAGTACCAGGCACCGGCCGCCCGATGAACGACCCTCAGAAACGCCCACACAACCTCAGAAAGGGAAGCCCTATGTACCTGTCAACCGCCGCCCAGAACAACGCGGCGACCCTCATTGCGAAGTGGGTCCGCGAGAACACGATCGGCTACGGTGCCGTCGCCACCGAGGTGGGTCGCGCCGGCCTCCCTGACGCAGCCGTGGTCGCTATCGCCGAGAGCGGCAAGACCACCTGCACAGCGAAGGTTGCCGTGCACCATAATCGCATCGTGTACGCGTCGAAGCTCGGCGCGCACGTCTCCTACCCGATCAGCTTCAGTGATGCCGGCCGAATCGTCGGCGGGTTCCTCTCCTTCGAGGAGAGCTGATGCTCGGCCTCCACAGAAGGAAGACCCCCTGGTCGATGGCCAACGACATCGCCAAGGAAATCAGCCGCCGCGGATTCCCTGCTGAAGCGAAACCCGTCACCGTAATGTCAGCGATGGGCAACGTTCAGAAGCACGCAATCGTGATTCCAGGGCGTGGTGTCGCAGTCATAAACAATGACCTCAACGTCGTAGTCGCCTCATCCAATAGGCCGCTTCCGCAAGCCCCAGTATTCGAATACGAGGACAAAGAGACTACCGCGGAAAACATTTTGAGAAACCTGCCACTGCCATGAAGATTCCGCAGAACACTGCAATGAAGAACCGGTCAGGGTCCGCGAAGGCCGCCGCCGCCCGGTATCGGAAACGCGTCGAGCGGGCCGAGATGGCCGACTGGAAACGCGTCACCTACACCGACCCGGCAACCGGCCGCACACGGACAATCAACATTCGCCACAGTTGAAAGCATCAGCATGACACTCGAAGACATCCTCAGCGCACTCGCACCGCTACTTCATGACGGGGAGTCCGCGGCCATCACCAAGTCCGACGATGTCGGCGACCGGATGATCGCCATCGAGGGCGCTGCCAGGAAGACCAACATCTATGACTACGACGGCATCTACGTGTGGTACTCGCAGCCCGGTGGCGACGCCTGGCCCGCAGGCGACACGGACGCCATGAACCAGCAGCTGCCCATCATGATGGACTACGCCCGCGCCTCTACCATGTCCAGTGACCTCCGCACCCGCGAGGCGCGAGAGATGACCCCCGACGATCTGGTCGGACAGCTCTCCGACCTCCTCGCCGGCGGCACGCCTGCTACCACAGGCACCCTCCCCAACGGAACCATGGTCGCCGAGATTGACTACGGACTCGGGGGGCTCCACATCGAGAAGGACCCCCACGGTGACAGCTTCTCCGCCTGGGCGATCACCCACGTCCGTCGCTGGCGCGCCTCGAAGCGCGACCAGGCCGAGGCGCGCGCAGCCGTCGCCGACATCCTGTCCGCTATCAAGCCCGTCAACTGAAAAGGAACCACCAATGTCGCCGCTCTCCCAGGCCCGCCTCTCCATGCCGCCCCTCGAAGCGATCCGCAACCACCTCGGCGCGGGTGAGGAGCGGGCATGATCGGCCGGTACGCCCCCGTCGCGGACAGGATCGCCATGGCCAAGGTCATCGCCGACGTCTGCCTCCGCGACCACCCGGGCCCGAACCATCTCATCGAGGAGCCGCTGGTTGACAGCGAGGCTGCGACCCTGTACATTTACTGGGGTGACCGAGACCTCATGACCGTCCACGTCGGTCAAGCCGGAGTCACCATGCACGCCGGCCGGTCAACCGTGGATATGTCATACCAATGCGACGCGCACCCCGCGGACGTAGCCAACCAACTCCTCGGCACAATGACGAAAGGAACACTCCGATGACAGACCGCATCGAGCACGCAAAGATTGTCGCCCAGTCTTCGCTGATCCCCGCCGAGTATCGGGGTAAGCCGGCCGATATCGTGTGGGCCATGGACATCGGCGACGCGCTCGGCGTCCCGTACACGCAGGTCATGCAGTCGATGGTCGTGGCCCGCGGCAAGATGACAATGTCTGCGGACCTGATGGGCGCCGTCGTGCGCAGGGCCGGCCACAAGCTGCGCCTCCGCGAGGACGGCGACTCTGTGACCGCCGACCTGATTCGCGCCGACGACCCTGACTACACGTTCACCGTCACCTGGGACAAAGCGAAGGCCCAGGCCGCCGGCCTGTGGGGCAGCCGAGGGCCGTGGCAGCAGTACCCAAGACAGATGCTCCGTGCCCGCGCCATCACCGAGGTGTGCCGGCAGGGTGCGTCAGACGCTCTCGCAGGCACCGTTTACACGCCAGAGGAGCTGGAGTCCGCGCCTACGCAGAACGCCCCACGGAAGTCCGCGACATCAGCTGAGGACCACACGCGGCGGGACATGACCCGCACCATCCTCATGGACTACTGCCGCGAGTCCGGCCGGGACGCCAACGAAGTGTGGCGACAGGCGCAGGCCGCCGGCGCCAGCATGGACGACCCCGACTCTCTGGCCGCCGTCATTGACGAGTGGGAGTCCGGCGTCAACCCGGAACCGCAGGAGGAGCAGTGAAACTCCGGACTGTCACCCCGATCGGCACGCAGCGGCGGATTCTGTCGCTCATGTGGATCGGCCACTCTGAGCAGCGAATCGCCGACATGGCCGGCGTGAAGCTCAAGTCTGTACGGAAAGGCAGGGCGGCCGAGTATGTTCCCGAAGAGGACAGACTCCTCATCGCGTGCGCCTGGTGTCGCAACCAATGCAACCTCGCCCCCGTGAACTACGAGGCGCGGGTCGCCCACAAGACCGCAGTCGAGGCTGGCGCGCACTCCCCACTGGCATGGGACGAGGATGATATCGACGAGTACCACGCCGAACCACACGACCTAACGAGGGGCCGGGACCGGTCCCCGTGGAGCAGAAAGGAACACTCATGAAGGTCGCCATCCAGAAGACAACGAACGTTCAGGACCCGACCTGGGCGCATGACACGGCCGCCGGCCTGGACCTGTACATCCCCGAAGGGCAGAGCTGTCTGGGACCAGTACCAGGCGGATCGCAACGGCACCCCCATAGCCGCAACATCATGAACAGTAAGGACAAGACCATGGATGAACGCGCCCATCTCACTGTCAACGGCCTCATGTGTGAACTGCAAGGGATCGCCCGCCGGTATGGCAACATCCCTGTCGTCGTCCTCACCACGGCGGACGCCGACTACGAGCAAGCCACTGCCCCGTTCATCATGCACGCCAGGCGCCAGCCCGTGCCCGCCGACTGGGACCTGTTCCACGTCGCCCCTAACGGCGAAGCTGTGGCGGTGATCTCATGAACGACAGTGTCAGCCACCCCCCCCACTACACGCGGTGGCCCGTCGAAGCCATCGACCTGACCGAGCGGGAAACATTCCTGATCGGCAACGTCCTGAAGTACGCGCTCCGCGCCGGCATCAAGGACGGCAGCCCGTACGAGGAAGACATGGCGAAAGCTCGCTGGTACGCGCGCAGGCATGTCGACAACATCGCCTACCGCGACTCCTGGCAGGCAGGCCTCGAGTCCCTACAGGCCCACTTCGCCGACACAATCGCCCACCTGACCTCCAGGCAGGAAGACACCGCCGAGATGCGCAAATACCTGCGGGACCAGCTGGCCGCCATCTACAACCAGGTCGACAAGGAGGTGGGCGAGGCATGGGACGCAACCTGAAGTCCGCCAAGGCCGCGGGTGCGCGCTTCGAGCGGCTCATTGCCGACCACCTCAACGACCGGCTGTACGGCCTCCACGTCGACCGGCAAGTCAAGACGGGGGCGCATGACTCCGGGGATATCGCTGGCGTTCACCTCGCCGGCAAACGCATCGCCATTGAATGCAAAAACGTTACCCGGACGGACTTGCCTAAGTGGACTCGGGAGGCGCATACTGAAGCCGGCAACATCGGGGGAGCCGCCGGCCTGGTCATCCACAAGAGGCACGGCAACGGCAAACCCGAAGACCAATGGGTGACCATGACCGTCACCGACCTCGTCACCATCATCAACCTCTTCAACGAAAGGAACACCAATGGCCGCTGAGATCACCGTCACCGGGACGCTCACCAGGGACCCGGAGATCAAGTACGCACAGTCAGGCACCGCGATGCTGAAGCTAGCACTGGCCGCCACCAGGCGCCAGCAGAACCGGGACACGAAGCAGTGGGAGGACGACGGCGACCCGCTGTACATCGACGCCACGTTCTTCGGCGACCGGGAGAACTACCTCGGCGACATCCTCCATAAGGGTGACCAGGTGTCCTTGGTCGGGGCGCTCGTCCGCCGCAACTGGGAGTCCGGCTCCAAGGCCGGTGTTGCCCTCGAGGTGCGCTTCCCGAAGCTCCTCGGCTACATCAAGAAGTCGGACAAGGCTGGAGGTGTGCAGGCCCTCGCCCCGACCACGTCCAACACGTTCAACCCCCCGTTCTAATCCGGTGCCGCGGGGAGGGGGGGGCACTCTCGACACCCCCTCCCCACCCCCCTCACTACACGTAGACCTTCATAAAGCGGAAGATATAAAACAATGGCTTCATTCGAGATCATGATCGCCTCCCAGCCGTCCTGCCAGCAGTGCCGCTCCTCGAAGCGGTACCTCACGAAGAACAACACGCCATACCTGGAGACGAAATACAAGGACGACGACACTGCGCAGGCGATCGCCACAGCCAACGGCTACGCGGCCGCACCCGTCTGCTACGTGGTCGACAAGCGCACCGGCGACACGGTCGCCCACTGGGCTGGGTTCAACATGTTCAAGCTCCGCCAGTGGGTGAACAACTACAAGGAAGAGGCGGGCAATTGACACCCCTGGACGAAGCAATCCTTGAGAACGACAGCCTGCCGCAGCACCAGCGGCGCACCAACCAGGCCATCGCCGACGAGTACGGCACCTCCGAGGCGGCCGTCAGGCGCCACAGGAAGGCGCTGAAGCGACGCAGCGAGATGGGCAGGGGAGGCGTTGACGAGTACTTCGGCGTGCCCGTCGAGGCCGTCACTGCCCGCGGGAAGACAGTGCGGCTGCCCGACGGCTCGTATGAGAAGATCACGTACAAGCCTGGCGTGGTCGCGGGCGGCGAGGTGCGGGCGAAGCGATTCGAGGACCTCGCACCGATCTTCGCAGAGCCGGCCGACAAGGCCGGCGACGTGGACGGGCAGGCGACCCTCGTTGTTGTCGTGTCAGACCTGCAGATCGGGAAGACCGACCGAGCCGGCGGCACCGAGGGGACAGTCCGCCGAGTCCGGGCCGCTGTCGCCAAGATCGCCGACTGGGCTGCAGGCCGGTACAGGCGGGTCATCCTCGTGGACTGCGGCGACTCCACCGAGGGGTTCAGCAACACGGTGTCACAGGCGCAGACCAACGACCTGCCGCTCACCTACCAGATCCGCACCGCCCAGGCGCTGCTCGCCGACACGCTCCGCGCGCTGGCGCCCGCAGCCCCGGAGGTCACCTACGTGGCCGTCCCGTCGAACCACTGCCAGGTCCGCGCCGGTATTGGAAGGTCCAATCGAGCATCGTTCCCCGGGGATGACTACGGGCTGCTGATCGCCGACAACATCCGGCAGATCATCGCCGGTCGGGCGGACTACAAGCACGTCCGGTTTGAGACGCCGGAGAAGCGCCTGGAGTCCCTGACCGTGCGCGCCGCCGACGGGACAGTCATGGGCGTCACTCACGGGCACGCGGCCGGCTCAAAGAATAGGGTTGCGGAGTGGTTCCGCGGGCAGGCGTTCGGCTGTGTCGCAGGCATGCAGGACGCCAGGGTGCTGCTGCACGGGCACTGGCATTCCTTCTCAGTGCAGACAGTTGGCGACAGTCGGCAGATCATCTGCGCGCCGACCGTAGACCCGGGCAGCTCCTGGTTTCAGAACGCGTCCGGCGAGTCATCTCTGCCGCGACTGCTGACGTTCGAATTGGGGCAGGGGACGTCGTCTGCCTGGCAGCTCTGGTCCTGAAGTATCCTGTAGTCGCGGTCCGCGACATCCCCTGGCCCGCCCCCACCCAGTCGAGGTGCAGGGGCGGGCCAGCCCCATTGGTGACGGACGCAACACCAACGGGGGTTGACGGACGTGGACAGCGAGGGCAGTATTGTTCCCGTCAGGCCAACCAGAAAGGAAACGCAACATGAACAGCGCCGCGAAACTCGCTGCCGCCGCCGCCCCCGACTACGCGGGGACCCCCCTCACCCGCTGGTCCCTCACCCTCAATGACGAGTACGTCTTCCAGGACGTCGACCAGTGGAACCTCCCCTACGCCGGCTCCCCGGCAGGCGACCTCTATGACGACCTCTGCGACCGTCTCGCCCTCATGGGACGCCTCGACGTCGCCGCCCTCAACGCCCTCTGACCAACACGAAACACAAGGAGCGCAACAATGAACGCAGCCACCATAGCCCGGATCGCCGCCTGGAATGTCATCGCCAACAGCGACCTCCCCGCCGGCACCAAAGTCACCGTCGAAGACGGGTGGGTCACCATCTGCCCGCGTGGCGGGCGGACAGCTCGCGTGCCCTACGGCCCCACAGACACCCTCGACAGCCTCTACGAGGCCATCAAGAACGAAACTCAGGCAACCGGCCGGACCACCCGGTGAACGACGCCCCCAGAAAGGATTACCTCATGATGTACCCCCACCAGCCGACCAGGCCTACCCCCATTGAGAACGTCTCCGCCGGCTCCCTCATCATCCGAGAAGGAGCCACCTGGAGAGTCGAAGCCAACCAGCCGACCCCCGGCCGGCCCGCCTACCGGACCCTCACCCTCCGCGGCGGCCTGGCAGGCTCCCAGAAAGGCTCCTACGCCACTGCCCCAGCCGGGTCCATCATCATCGTCCGCGCCGACTGAAAGGAATAGCAATGCGTCACGCCGCCCCCCGCAGCAGCACCCTCGACCGTCGCCTCAACCGTGTCGGAGAGCTGGTCTTCGCCGGCATCGCCTACATCATTGCTTTCGCCGCCACCGCCCTCGTCGCCCTCGGCTCCGCCTTCGCCGTCTGGGGGCTCTGGCAGTGGCTGGGGGTGGACTGAGATGACCCCCGCCGGAGTCATCTCGGAGGCCCTCACCATCCTCGACGCGTGCGGCCTCGACCGCACCGAACTCAAAGTGGCGACCGGCCCACGCGAAGCCATCATCCGCAGAGGCCGGCGCCCATCAGGAACTCGCGTGACCCTCACCAGGCGCGGCATCACCTGGCATGTGACCGGAGGGGGCGTCCACTGGAAGGGAGCCAGCCGCCACTCCGCTGCCACCCAGATCGCCCACATCCTCGAAACCGGGTGGCGGTGACGGCGGCCCCGGCGGCCTCGACTCCGGGGTGATCATCTGGATCAACGAAACCCCCCAACGGATCAACGCCGCCGCATACTCCTCCAACCTAAACACCCGCACCCTGAGGCGGTGCGCCTCCTCCTCTGCGAGGTCGCGCGCCGCCTCAGCCTTATCCCGCGACTCCTCCAATGTCGACACCCTGGCGGTCAGTGACTTCGTACACGCCTCCAACGCTGCGACCCTCCGGTCCGACGTCCGCTCCGCCTTCGCAAATAGCCAGCCGACCCACGACGCCACCACAGTGAACGCGGCGCCGATCATCTCCGCGGGGAGGGGGGGAAAGTCGAGCTCATGCATGAGGCCAGTATGGGCGCCCAGAACTGCGACGACACTCACGCCAGCGGGGCGTACATCATCGGCATGACCCGCTTCCCGCCGCCGCCCGCGGGGATATTCGCGATCACCGTCTTGTTCGGCCACACCTCGACGGTCGCCCCATCCGACGTGCCGTCCGTCTTCAGTAGCGGGTAGCAGGTGCGCTGCGGCTTTGAGTCGCCCAGCACTGAGGGCGGGATCGTCGCCACCCGCTTCTGACCGACAGCCGGCAGCGTCACCGTCCCCCACTCCGACATGGGGCCCACGCACAGGGCATGCCCCGTGAGGGCCGCGATGAACGTGTCGGAGGGCGTCATATCACCGGCAAACCCCACCCACTCGCCTGCGGGCTGCGATGCGCCGGCAGCAGCAGGCCGCCGAGCCTCCACCGCGTCAACCACCTGCAGCCACGCCGCCGCAGACTTCGGACCCACGTCCGGGCGCACATCGAAATCACCGTACTGGCCAATGTTCCACAGGCCAACGCCATTCAGCCCAGACAGGGAAGCGATCTCCGCGAACGCAGCCAGCTTCGCCGCCTTCGCGGCGTCTGTCTTGTCGTTGAAGCCCACCTCCTCCAGGATGAACGGCTTCCCCGCCTGCGTGGCGATCCGGGCGAGATTTCGGAACGACTCGCCAGTCGGATTGTCGTACCCGTGGGTGGTGAAGACGTCCACCTCGGGCATGCGCGCCACCTGGTCGAACAAATCGCCGTGCGCTTCCCGGCCCCGACCATCGGCGCCCAGGTGAATGAATCCGCCGGCCGCGATAGGGCCGTCGTATCCGAGTCGCCGCACGGCCTCCACCTGCTGCAGCAGCGACCACACATACTGGTCGGCCGAGCCGGCCTGCTGCACGGGGTTATCGTCGCCCCACAGCACCATCGGCTCGCCGGCCAGTGCAACACAGTCCAGCGTCGGGTAGTCCTGGTAAGAGACGCCAGAGTCCGGGAAGTCCCGCCACAACACCTCACGGAAGTACGGTAGCCAGTCCTGCCACGTCTTGTAGTACGGGTTCGCCCCCTCTTTGATGAACAGGTTCCGCACGTAGGACAAGTCCAGCCAAAACCGGATGTTCGCGTCGCGGGCCCACCGCACCTTCGCGTCCAGCTCTCCCAGCTTGTCGCCGCCGTTGTTCAACGCCTGGGCGGTGCCATCGCCGAACAGATCCGTAATCCGCATGTGAGTGACACCCAACTGTCGGGCGCGCTGAGCCCACAGCTTCCCGTCTGGCGCTCCATTCGCGGATGCGATCACACAACCTCGCAGCGCCTCCGCGCGCCGCTTCCTTTCCTCTGTCGGCCCCATGGTGGCCATACGAAGCACTCCTCTGTCGGGTAGCGGTTACCTGCCGCACCTATGATCTCACAGGGGCGGCAGGTAACTAATGTCGGGTCAGCGTGCGGCGCCGAGGCTGATCACCCTGAACCTGGTGCCGGGGTAGACGCCGCCGTCGTAGTGCCAGAACGGGTCCGTGCCGTAAGACCCGCACGTGCTGTAGGCGGCCGAGTGCGTGCCCGCAGGAACCTCCTGCTTCCATGACAGGTGGTGGGTCATGAAAGTTCTGTTGTACTGGATCTCCGTCTGCCACAGGCCCGCATTGTCCAGAATGAAGCCGAAATAGTAGCTCCCGTTCGCCTTGTCTTTGTCGGCCTCTGAAGCGAAGTCCGAGTGGACGATACTGACGCACACGTCCAAGCTGAACTCCAGCAGCGAGCGGATCGGCAGATTGAAGCTAGTCTCCGCCCACCTGCGTGTCGTGTGATCGCTGGTGGGGCGCCCGCGACCGTTGGACGCGTCAGTCTTGTCGATCAGCACGTCACAGAAGCCGCTGACCGGCTGCAGTACGAACTGGTTGCCGGACCGGGTTCCATCCGCCGAATACAGCACGCCGGCGATCAGGAACATAGCCGGGTGTGCAACTGAGACGACACCAGCCGGCGCCTGTGACAGGCGGGCCTGCGCCTCCGCCTGCGACGCGCAGCGGATGAACGTACCCACGCTGTCCGCGTAGTCACCCCACGCGGACAAGATCGGATCGGAAGCGGTCGGGACCTTCGCCCCATCCCAACGGGTAGTACTCATAGCTCCATCCTACTCAGTTTGTGATGTACATGGCCGACAGGCGCATGTTCGTGATGTAGATCCAGCCGTTCTCAGACCCCATATCCGGAGTGTGCACCACAAAGCGCCACATCAGACGAACGTTGGTGCGCAACTGCATCATCCCGGTCGCGCTGATCTTTACATCTTTAGCTCCCGGCTCCAGCATCGCACTGTTGCCGACAGCGAGAGCCCAGTTAGCGGCAGGACTTAACTCCACGCCGACGTTCGTCCACAGCGACGTGTACCTATTCTGCACAGTTATCTGCGCAGACACCCAGTACAGGCCGCTCAGTCGCGCCTGTGGCACATTATTCTTTCCGATCCGGAAATCCTGCATGTCATACTCGAACCAATCGGTCGGGTTGTCCAAGTCATACGGGGTCCAGGACTTTTTGTTTCGGTGCAGGACGCGCTGTTGGTTCGTCGTCCCAATGAAATGCGGGGGCATTACCAGCGACTTTAGGGGCCGCTGATACTCGAGCTCGTTCGTGCCGGCCGCATACATCTGCCCGTTAGTGAAACGGAACCACTTGTTCGTCCCGGCGTCGTCTGGAACCGACTGCCTGAACATCAGCGAATTCCCCTTCAGGCGGATCGCCGTGCTGTCATACTGCGTCCGGTAGTACAGGGTCAGGTTCTTCCACGTGAAGGTTGTTGGCGAATAAAGGGGGAAGATGCGCAGATAGTACCTGCGTGTCCCCGTGTCGGCGGCCTTCCAGTTCGCAAGGCTGATCGTCTCCTGCCCGTCCAGGGTCCGGTTCCGCGACAGCTCGACGCCGTCCCGCAGTAGGACGATCTCAATCTCCGTGGTACCCCCGTCGTCCGCTGCCCAGAAATCTACCGTCGGATCAAAAACGTCCCCCGCCGGCAAGTCGAAGTACGTCTCCCAACAGGCGTAGTACGTGAAGTCAAGGCGCGACACGTACTTGCCATGCAGCTCATTCTCCGTCGCCGAATCGATGGTGCACAGGCCGTCCGCGTCACTGCTGTACTTGTTCGCCCACGCGCGAGTCATCGGGATCTTCTGGGATGTCCAGCTCCCCTCGTCGGCGTCCACCGACTTGTAGGGCAACCCCTTTTTGTTCAGCGACTCGGCGGACTCGGAGTACGCATACATGGACGCCCCGACGATCTTCGACCCGAAAATATTATTGCCCTTAAGGTCTCCTACCACAGCCTTGCCGGTAATCGTGGCGCCGCCGGCAGTCAGCATGTCGGTAGTCACCGACGCGAAGGATGCCAGTTTCGCCCACAGCTCCTTAGACGCATAGATAGCATCCGACGTGACGCTGCCAGGGGCGAGCTTCGTAGCCCCCACGGCCTCTGTCAGCGACACAAATGCTACCTCAGCGCGGCAGCCCGCCGTAGCGGACAGCTGGAACATTGTCGACGTGGCGCCGACATCGGGCGCCCAGGACCACTCCTCAGTCCGCCAGCCGTAATCGTTGGCCTTGTATACGGGGCGGCAGATTTCCTTTGCTGCGGCAGTCGCCACCAGCGTACCGGCGTTTCCACTGTTGTAACGGTACGTCATCCGCAGCACCCAACGCTTCCCCGCAGGGAATGTGATCCGCTGTGTCGCCTGCGCCCACGTCTGCGCGCCGGACGGGGCCACAAACCGGACGCCGGTCACCAGCGCGCCCGGCGCCCCAGATACGGTAGCCGCCAGTGTGACCGCCTTCGCGTCCGACACCGTCCATACCGAAGACGGCGACGTCGCAAACAGCGGCTCCCGCACCATGTTCTCCGGGTCCACAGACACGGAATGAGCGGCCACCGCCCCCAGGAACGCGCTGTCTGAGGTGATCACGTCGATCACGGCTTGTGGCATCTTTGCGCCCTGCGTCACCATGAGTTTCGACACCGACAGGCCGCCGATCTTCGCGTCAGTGATGGACGCGTCGGCAATCTGTGCCGCCCCGATCGCGGCGTCACCGATCTGAGCGCTGCCGATCGCTTTGTCGCCAATGAAGTTCGCCCCAGCCTGGCTGAGTCTCCACGCGGTTCCATTCCATACGAACGCCTGGCCGAGCTTTCCGTCGGCGCTTTGTGCCCACCACAGCGAACCGGCGGACTTACCCTGGCCGTCAGCCGGTAGGGGCGCGCGCGCGGCGATCGTCACCTTCCCGTCCAGGGAAGACATCCTCGCGGACGCCTGGTCGGCGGCGTTACGGGCCCCTAGCGCGTCAGCCACAGCCTTGTCGGCCTTCTCGGCGGCGCCCTGGGCGGCCGCAGCGGCGCCGTCAGCCTTCTGCTTGGCAGCGAGGATGTCAGACGCGGCGGCGTCCTGTTTTGCCTTCAGCGCCGAGTAGTCGGCCTGCGCCCTCTGCGCGTCGGCCTGCGCGGCCCTAGCGGCAGCCTGCGCCCCATCCGCCGTAGCCTTCACCGCTGAGGCATTCGCGTCAGCCTTCTTCGCCGCAGTGTCCGCATCGGCAGCCTTCTGCGTGGCTGTCGCGGCGGACGTAGCGGCATCCTGCGCTTTCGCGGCCGCCTGCCCGGCGAGTGTTTGTGCGGCTCGCGCCAGCGACTTCGCTTCCTCAGCGAGGGCCACCGCTTTCGCGTTGTCGCCGGAGTTTTTGATGGCGTCCTCGGCGCGCTTCGCGGTCTCAGCGGCCTGCTGGGCTGTCGTCTTGGCGGCGTCCGCCACGGAGGCTGCGTCCTTCGCGGCCTTGTCGGCGGCAGTGACGCGCCCGTCCAGGCCCTTTACGCTGTCCTGCACGGTGCCGACGGAAGCGGCGGCGGCATCGGCTTTCGCCCGGGCGGCCTGCGCGTCGCGGGCCGCCGAGGCGGCATCCTTTGCGGCATTGTCGGCGCGGGTCTTCACTTCTGCGGCGGCTTTCTTCGCGTCGACCGCGTCGTTCATTGCGTCGGCGATTTCCTTGCCGGCCGGGCCGAGACGCTCGATCTGGGTGCGCTCGTCCCCGGGCTCGTCCTGCCCGTCAGTGATCGACAGAAGAGTCCCGTCCGGGTGCAGGCGGACGGTGACCATCGCGCCCTGCCACGTGTACAGGCCTGGCGTCTCTCCGGCCACGTACGTCTCGGGCTTGTCGTACGGCATGCCGACGCGCACCCATCCGGCGGGCAAGGTCGGGTCGGTCTTCGACGTGTCGACGACACGCCCCTTCACCCAACGTATTGTCGTGTCGCGACGCTGGGACGCCTGGCTGCCCTCGCGGAGCGCCAGGTACAGGCTGCTATCACTCATGCGGTCTCCTCCTTTACAGGTGGCGGCGAGCCTCCCGTCCGATTACTGTCATCGTGCGCGACACGTCAGACAGTGAGCACGAGTAGCTCGTGACAATGATAGCAATCCACTCGCCCTCCTTGACCTCGAAGGCGAGGAGGTCCCCGATCTCAATGCGGGGATCAAACGCCATCTCCACCTTCCACGACGGCAGCCTGTCGCGGGCATGGAAAGCGTCAGCGTTCGCTTGCTCCACCATCTTCGACCATGACTTGTCCGACGACAGGTCCGTAACCTTCGTCACCCGGCCGTAGTGCTTTGGATCATAAGGGGCGCCGTAGTACTGCATGCCGATATGGAAGTCGTACGTGTAGTTCGACTTCCAGCCAGTCGTCTTCCCCTTGTCGTCGGTCTCGCGCTCCCAGCCGGGCCAGAGGTTATGCCTCCACTGCCAGGCCGTATTCTTCGCGTTCTGATACAGCTCGTCCTTCTGTCCCCACGCCGACGTCGTGGGCTTGCTTTCCCACAGCAGGTTCAGCGCCTCGTCAACCTCGGTGTCATGGTCGGACCGTTTGATCGCGTCAGCCCATGACTTGTTGCCGGACAGTGAGTACGACTTCGTGCCGTCGCCCTTCGCGTTGATCTCAATCATGTTCGGCAGCCGGCCGGGCGGGTCCTCCGTCCGCTGCGCGTCCACGAGCAGACCAGACGCCAGCGGGTACGTCTCGTCAGGCGTTGCCCAGTCCTCCCTGCGCGCGTACGCCTCAATCTTCCCGCCATACCCCATGCGCACGTCAGCGCCACACGAGTCCGCCAGCATGATCACCGACGCCAGCCGGTTCGGAGGCATCTGAAGTGACGACATCGGAGTGGCGTTCCGCACCTTCGGGTCAACCCAAACGTACGTGTGCTCCGGAACCGGGTTCAGGCGACGCATCTCCGACAGGAGAGTCCCACCCAGCCACGGCGAGTGCGGGAACGGCAACGGGTTCTCCTCCAAGTCCAGCAGCATGTCCTTCGCGGAAACAGTCGCCTCCTCCGGGTTAGCCGGCGACTCCACGATCCGGAAGTGCCCGAACGGAACGTCCCACCCCTCACCTTCGCGGGGGCGGATCTCCAAGACTGGGCACAGCTCCTGCCCGTAGTTCGCCAACGGGTCCGTCGGGTCCTTCGCTGCCAGCTGGTGGGGTGCGTTCAGCGTAAGCCGGGCCGGCGCAGACGGATTCGAGTCGGTTTTCGTGCCGAGCTTCCCCCAGTCAAGCTGAACGTTGTAGGCGGGAAGGTTCCGCCACTTGATCTCTCCGCCGTAGCGGACGTCAACGCGGACACGCCACCGGGCCGGCCGAGCCATGTCGAACAAGGAAGGGCCGGGCCTCATGACGGCATCCCCGCCACGTAACGACACGCGTCGTTGTACGTGCGCGCAGTGATGTCTGGAATGTCGGTTATGGACATGTCCGCGACGCCTACCTCGGCGAACTCGACCGTCGGCAGCGGGTTGGCGTCGAGGAGCAGGCACGGGGCAACCCAGTCCGCGCCGACCTGAATCGTGGTTGTTGCTTTCATGAGCACCCATCCGTTCGCGTCCGGCTTGCCGCGCATCTGCCGATCCGGGTGATCGAACGAGCGTCTCGTGGAACCGGAGTCGCGGCCGTTCGACAACCACAGGCCGACTGACACGTTCGACAGGTCAGGGTCGCTGTCGATGCGCCGCACGTAGGCAGACACTTCCACGACGTGGCCAACCGGCACCTGCCGGAAGCTGGATACGCCCGTCATCGGGGTGACCGTCCGCGCGTCAGCACGGCGTGTGGGACGCCCATGCGGCGACCAGTTCTCCGAAATGTCGCCACCAAGCAGCTTGTCATCCTCGGGGTGTGTGGCACCACCCCACAGGTAAGTCACTTCCCGTTTCACGTCGCCGGCAGCGAGCTTCGCCTCCCAGTCCAACCATTCACCCCAGGTGACGCACGGCGCCCACGACCCCATTCGGGTGCCGTACATGCCGAGCCACTGCTCCGTGTGGCGGACCATCTCTGAGGGCCGCTCCGTCACGGACAGTTCCCACTGGACGGTGCCAGTGACCCTGGACTCCGTCTGCTGGGCGGTCGCCTTCTGTACTGCGACCACGCGGATCGGTCGGACCGTGCACGACGGAATCGTGCACGCGTCACCGTCGTGGGCGACGATCAGATAGCCCGGGCGCTGCGTAAGCTCGCGGAGCGTCTCGTAGTCGGCTTTGCCTTTCGTCCTGTACGCGATCGTGTATGACAACGGCTCCGCGGACTGCCCCCACCGGTCAAGACTGCCAGCTGAAGTGGACAGGGTCGTCAGGCCGGCGGAGAAAGTTTCCTCGTTCGCCTCGACGATGCGCCCCTTGACCGCGACGTGCCCCGTCTCGTCCGAGATGATGTCCGCGCCGATGGACGTGCGAACTGCGGTCGTGTCCGCCGCTCCAACCTGCGTGTACGTGGTTTCTTCGCCGATCGGCGCCAGCGGGTCGCTGATGCACTCAGAGTCAGTGGGGTGCCAGATGAGTACCCGGTTGTCGTCTGACTTTACATACACGGGTATCGCCGCGGCACCCTCGGGTGACGGGTTCGGCTGCAGCGACAGCATCCCCGTGTGCTGTGCCGTAAAAGCCTTCATTGTCGCCATACGGTCATCTTCCCATCATTCGGTTGGCAGTGACGATGCGCCTGTCTGCGACGGACCGCATCCTGGTGGCTAGAGTGGTCTGTCCGTCCACGGTGAGTTCCAGGTTCATGCCGTCCATCGCTTTGCGGAGCTGTTTCACGGACACTCCTCCGGCGCCGGCAATGGCTGGGGCCGAGGCGCCGGCGGCGCCGCCGTCAGCGAAGCGTCGGGCGTCCATGTACTGACGGATCTCACCGTCGCGGATCATCTTCCTCAGCCGGTACACGGCGTCCTGCCCGCCGGCGGCAATCACCTCGGCGGCAGTGAGGACATGCTCACCGTTGGAAAGCCACGCCGGAATCCAGTCGTCCTTCGGGCCGCCGGGGCCGTACACTGCGCCAGCGTTCGCGTACCCCTTGATCGGGGTGATCGGCCCTCCCTCAGAACGCAGCCAGGAGCCTTTCGGCATGTGGTCGCCAATCCAATGGCCGACGGACGTGAAAATTTGTTTGATCCGGGTGGTGATCGAGATTTCCTTGTCGTGCAACTGGTCGATATTGTACTTAACGGTGCGGACCTTCCCGGACGCCTGGTCGTTACCGGAAATCGTAACCGTCCCGGTCGTGTTATCAATCTCGGTGTGGACCGAGTCTTTCTCCCAGCGGGCGCCGGTCGCATCACCGAGAATGGACACGGTGCCGTCGGAATTGTCGATCGTTTGCACGGTCTCCTGCAGGCCGGCCAGTCCCTGATCATTGTCCGCATCGATCTCTACAACCCCGGTCGTCCCGTTGATCGAGTCGGCGGTTACGGTCAGCGTGTAGTCCGCGCTCGCCGCGTCACCGGAAATGGAGATCGTTCCCGTCATCCCGTCGATCTCGGCGGTCGCACCATTCGCGGCCTCGGTCGCCTGGCTCGTGTCAGCCGTGACCTCGGTCGTCACCTTCTCCGGGATGAGCCCGTACTTGTCGGCAAGCTCGACCGCCTCCTCCTCAGTGAGGCCCATTGACTCGGCCGCTGAGATAAACGCGTCGCGCCCCGTCTGCATTTTCTCCTGCAGTTCCTCCTGCCCGGCGCCGGCGGCCTGCGCGGCCTGCACTTGCGCGAACGTCGCGCTAGCCAAGTCGTTCAGAGCGGATTGGTTCTTACGCCCCTTCTCCGTAGTGATGTCCAACGTGGCGCCATTCTCGCGGACGGCATCATTGACGTTCTTCAACGCCTCCTGGAACTTGATGTCCGCATTGCTGTTGGCGATCACCGTGTCACCGTATGTTTTGATGCCCTTGATGACCTCCTCCAGGGACGGGACTATCTGGTCGGTCCCCTCTTTGGCTTTACGGATGGCGGCGTCCAGCTGCGACGTGCCGCCTGCAGCCTGCTGGGCGTTCGGATCGATCTGACCGAGCGCCAACGCCAAGCGAGTGTTGTCATCCGCCGTCAGGCCGGCTTGCTTCGCTACCTCATTCAGGTGCGCCTTGTAATCAGGCATCGAGTTGATGAGGTCGATCATTGACTTGTTTGTCCCGTTGGTCATCTCAGACGCCAGTTGCTTGAACGCCGACACCGCCTGGTCGGTCGACAGGCCGCTCAGGGCCTTCCCTGTCGTCTCCAGGGCATCCTTGGTGCGCTGCAGGTCGGAGCGAGTGTCCGCCCCAAACGCGCCAGTGATGCCGTCGACAAAGGACGCCACGTGCTGCTCGATGCCGTTCCACACGCCAGGGCGGCTGATATCAGCCAGCGCCTGCGAGTACTCCTGGATTGAATACTTGCCGCGGTCGAAGTCCAAGTTGTTCAGCACGGACCCGCCATGCTCAAGGACGGTCGTCATCTCGTCTACGGACACGCCGGTACGGCGCACAGTGTCGCCGTAGTGCTTCACGCCCTCAATCATCGCGGCGGTGATCATCATCCGACCAGCCCGACCAAAACCGGTCATGCCTGTCGCAACCTCCGCGAGCTTCCCCTTCAGGCCGGCGGCGGTCCAGTTCAGGGTGGTCATAGCGTCGCGAATCTCAACGATTTTCGGCGCCATCACCATGAGGCCGCCTACCGCAGTGAGGGCCGCCCCGCCGAACGCAGCGAAGTTGAAAATCATCGACTGAGTGCCGGAGCCGAGCTCGCCGAGCTTATCGACCAGGGAGGTGATGTGCTGGACGACGGAGCGGACCGGCGCCTGCGAGGACGACCCGATCTTGATCATGGCGGTTTCCCAAGAGCCGCCGAGCTTTTCGATGTCACCCTTCAGGTTGTCCTGCTTAAGGCGCGCGGTTTCAGCCGCATAGCCGGCGTCGTTGACCTTGTCGATCCAGCCCTGGATGCCTTCACCGCCTTCGTTGTACAGGACGTTCGCGGCACGGATGGCGTCCGACCCGAAGATTGTCGACATCGCCGTGTTGCGTTCCTCTTCACCTAGGTCTTTCATCCCGTTGCGCAGCTGCTCGGCAACGGCGGTGATCCCGATGAAATGGCCCTGGGCGTCATAAATGTGGATGCCCAGGTCGTCCATTGCGTTCTTTGCGCCTTTGGCCGGATTCTCCAGCCGCTGAAGCATGGTCTTGAAAGAGGTGCCGGCGTCCTGGCCGATCAACCCGGCCGAAGCGAACGCCGCGATAGAGCCGGTCGTTTCCTCGATGCTGAGGCCTGCCTGGCTGGCTACGAGCCCCGACTGTTTCAGGGCGTACGCCATATCATGGACGCCACCCTGCGCCTTGCCGGCCCCTGCGGCCAGCAGGTCGGCGACGTGCGTCACCTTGTCGCCAGACAGGTTGAACTGCACCATAGCTGTGGCTGCCGTCTCAGCCGCCTCGGACACGCTGATCTCGCCAGCTGCGGCCAAGTCAAGGGCACCCGAAAGGCCACCAGCGAGAATGTCCTTCGTGGACACGCCGGCCTTAGCGAGCTCCTCGATACCAGACGCAGCCTCAGTAGCCGAGAACGCCGTGTCAGCGCCGGCCTGAATCGCAGCCTCGCGCAGCTGCGACATCTCCTCCGACGAGGAGTGTGTGGCAGCCTGCACGGACGACATCGACGCGTCGAAATTGGCGGCCATGTTCCCGGCGATCCCAGCGATCCCAAGCAGGCCGGCGCCCGCCCCGGCGACTGTCGTACCGAGCGTCGTCCACGCCGCGCCGTTCTGCCTGGCAGAGTCGGCGAGGCCAGCGAGGCCGGTCTTCCCGGTTTCGCTGGCGTTCCCCATCTTCTGGCCGGCACCCTCCGCGGCGCCGCCGGCTTCCTGCATGGCCGTCGCGGCAGCCTTCGTAGAGTCGGACGCCTGCTGCATCCCTTGCTTCACGCCTGACGCGTCGGCGGTGAGCTTAACGACTACCGTCCTGTCAGCCACGGGAACCTCCTACCTAATCTGTCGACAATTCTACCCGGACGTCAGCCACGTACAGCATGGACCCAGGCTTCGGAGGGTAGCGGAGCGACCCGTCCTTGTTCCGTTCAGAATGTTCGTTTTCCCACTGCTCGCGGGCGGCTTTCGCGTAGCACACTTCCTCTCGCGGTTCGAACCAACCGTCCATGTTCTCATTCCAGGCGACATCCCGAGGGTACCCGCAGCCGCACGGACACAGGCCGTCCTCCCACATTGAGTACGCGGAAGCCAGAATGTAGTCCTCCTCCAACCACTCGTCAGAATGGCGGAGCAGCCCCGTCGGCGGCTTCCCCCAGGCGAGCGCGTGCTTCACCTGGGATGCGATCCATCGTCCTGTGGGGCCGTTCAGGACTCGGACGAGAAAGGGGCCGTGATGGTCGGCTCGGCGACGTCCACGGCGCGGATCGTCTTTGACAGCTTCTCGACCTGCGCGGGAGACGCGTCGTACAGGCGGGCGATGTCCGCGCCGGTGACACCAGTGGGTTCCACAATGTGCGCGGCAATGAACGCACACTCCATGTCGTGGGTGACCTTCTCTCCGTCTGCGCCGTACTGGGCCCGCAGGTCGTCCACCAGGCGCTTCTGGGCGTGCACGGACAGAGTCTGCACGACAAACTCCACACCAGATGCTTTCAACTCGGCGAGGGTGGCGTTCGCCTCGTCCAGGATGCGCCTTTTTTCCTCGTCAGAAAGGCCGGGCAGGCGCGCTTCGCCGTCGAGACGGTCGATCACGGCAAGGAGGTCGGTGCGCCCGTACAGGACGCAAGCTTTCCGTGTCGGCTGGAACCCGGCCACCCAGGAGGCGAGGTCGAACTTCTCTGGCTGGTCGCCGTCGTTGGTGGCATCGACTGCGTTGACGTCGGTGATGGCGGATGTGTCGGTCATGGCGTGCCCCTCTGTGCGGTCTGCTGCGGTCATATGGAAGGGTCCCACGGCGGGAGACCGCACGCCCGTCGTGGGACCCTTCAGGCCAGTCTACCGTCAGGCTCCGACCGTGTAACGGAAGCCGGCAGAAGCGCCCTTCGCGTTCGTGACGATGACGTTGCCGGTCTGAACGCCCTGCGGGAGGACTGCGGTGATTGCGGACGGCGAGGCGACCGTGTACGACGCGACGGGGGCGGTCTTCCCGGCGACCGTGCAGGTAACGGACGACACGCCGATGAAGTTGGAGCCGGAAATCATGACCGTGTCGCCAGCCTTCTTGCCCGACGGGTCAATCGACGCGATGGTCGGCGCGGCGGTAGCGCCGCCACCGAGGACAATGCTGTTCTCCAGGGCGTCCGAAATGAACAGCGTGATGGTGCGCTTCGTGTACGTGGTCCGGTCGTCCGGCTTCTGCGGCTGGCCGGGGGCGACGTGGTACCAGTCGACGCGGTCGCCGGCAGTGAACGGCGCGGTCGGCAGCTTACCCTCGCGCTCGTAAATGTCGAACTCGCTGCCGGTCTGGCGGAGCAGCTCCCAGGCCTTGTTGTCGTCGCTGCTGGCGATCTGGCCACTGTCGTCGAAGTACCAGTAGACGGACATCTGCCCCTCATACTCGGAGGGTCCAGGAACGGTCCCTTTGCCCTGGGCGCCGAGGACGGGCTCCTCAACGGAGGAGGATCCCTTCGAGCCGAGCTTATAGTCAGACTTCATGACGTACATCTCGAGGCGCAGGCCAGCGTTCAGCTCGTCAACGCTCGGGTTCTTGGGGTCGGCCGCCTTGTGGGCGGCATCCAAGGCGACGACGGAGATGCGGCCGTCGGCCAGGGTGCGGACTGAGGTTCCCATGGGGTTTTCCTTTCTCCCGCACTCTGGCGGGGCGTACCAGACTTGGTCTCAGTATAGGCGCTGTAGGTCAGTTGATCCGGTTGACGGCTCGGATCTGCCACATGTCGACAGCGTAGAACGGGTGCCCTTTCTCGGGCAGATCGACCTGGTCGTCACGGAATAAGCCGGACGAGTATGACAGCTTCAGCGGCTCCACGTACTGCTGCCCGACTCGCAGCTCGTAACCTTCGAGGGCGGAGCGCACGTCGTCAAGGACGGTTAGGAGCCTGTCGGCGGTCGCCGCGACCACGGTGAGGGGCTGCAGGTACGACAGCTCACGCAGCTTCCCGTCGAGCGCCTCCCCGCTGCCCATATTGGCGGCGGGAAGTTTCACGAGGATGTATGGCATCTCGGGGCGCGGGACGGTGACTTCACCGAGGTACACGACGTACCGGGAGCGTTCACGGCAGGCACGCTCCATCGCTTTCACGAGCGGGGCTACGCGTATCATCCGAGCTTCCTCACTATCTCGTCGAGTGTGTCGGCGATCTCCGAGGTGACCTTGTCGTCCATGAAGTCCGCCGGGTGTGGCAGGCCGCCACCGCCGCGGGATGTCCCCCAGATCGCGATGTTCGCGAGCGCGCCCTTCGGTTTCGTGGGCCCGAACTCAGCCTGGGTGACACCGCCTGCCGTCTTCGTGTCGTAGGAGAACGTTTCCCCGACCTTCGCGATTCCCTTGTTGGGGAACCCTTTGTACGCGTCTCGAGCCCGCTGCTTCGCCCCGTCGAGGGCGTTCTGCACGCCGACCTTGACGGCGGCGCCCGCCTCCTCGGCGGACGCAAAGTCTGCGGCCAGCGTCATCAGCTGGGACACGTCAACGGGCATTAGTCGGTCTCCGCGTCCACGAGCATCCGGTTCGCCGTCCGGTGGGTCTGGTTGATTAGGCCGCGCACCCGGAACGGGTACCGGTACCCGGTCACGGTGGCGACGTCTCCTACGGCAGCCTCGTAGTGCGCGCCGTAGGGGACGTGCAGTTCCGTCTGCTGCAGTTCGTACGTGTGGCCGCCAGTAGTTGGCGCGGTCCCGTACGACGTCTGCTGCCGGAGCCTGCACTTCCCTTCATAGACGCGCTCCAGGGTCGGCTCGTCGTGCCCGGTCCGCGGGTCCCAGTTGTAGGAACCTGTCGGACGGTCGATGACGCACGTGTCCGTCATTAGCCAGTTCGCCCGCCGGCGGCGCATGTTCGGGCGGGCCATCAGCCGTTCTCCCTGATGTACCGCACCCAGCCGTCGTCATAGCCGACAGGCGGCCACACGGGGCGGGTCGTGCGCATGATGCCGACGCCCTTGGGGCGACCGTCCTCGGTGTACAGGAGCAGGGAGCGTCGCTCGGTGGGGGTCAGGTACAGGCCATCCTCCGGGACGGGCCTGCCACCGCCCATCCAGTCATCTAGGCGCTCGTAGTTCCACGACTCAGGGTTCGTGTACGCGCGCCCGGCACAGGACAGGACGATCTGCTGGACGCCGTCTGGGACGTCAGTCGCAGCCCACGGATGGGCGAGCCGCCCGGCCTCCTCGATGACGATCGTGGAGGCCCGGCGGAGCAGCATTTTCGCCCTACTGACGTCGGCCTCCTCGGTGATGGGCTCACCGAGCCACTCACTGAGGAGGCCGACCGGGGCGAGCGGTTCACTCGCCATGGCTGATGTCAGCCGATCGCGACAGCGACCGCGCGGTCGGAGTCCATGACGGCGGCACCGAAGTAGGCGTCGAGCACGGAACGATCCTCGGTGTGGTCGGGGTCATAGTCGGCGATCTGGCGGATAGCGAAGCCGTCCTCGGCGCGGCTGGCGCCGAATGAGGCGCCGAGCGGCACGTCGGCGGCGCGCAGGGCCATGGTGAAGGCATCCTTTTGGTAGGCGATGGCACGGGCCTGCGGGAGGCGCGGGTCCTCAACGACGGTCATGCCGAACAGGCGGCCGATGGTCGCCTCGTGCAGCATGTCGCCCTGGTCGGCGGAGAACGCCGCGTTGACAAGGTCCTTGTTCGCGTGGAGGATCTCGCCGACGGCGGCGCCGACAGCCAGGTAGCGGTTGTCGAAGGGGACCTGCCGGGCGTTGAGGACGCGGGTCAGGCGGGCGAGAACGTTGAACAGGTTGCTGCCGTCAGCCTTCAACTTCGTGGCCTTCGGGTCGGTCACGTCGACCGGACTGGCGCCCGGGTTGCTGTCCTGAGGGGCCTGAATAGACTCCATCAGCTTCGCGATCTTGACGGGCAGGATGTCGACGACGGCCTGAGCCTGAGGCTTGACAACCTCGTTCTCGAAGTCCTGCAGGGTCCAGGTCTGCCAGTCGGAGGGCAGGCGGACCGCGGAATAGATCTGGGTGTCGAGGGTGACGGGCACGTACCTGCGGGTCAGGTCGTTGTAGGTGATCGCGGTGCGGCTGGCGCGCTGGGAGGCGGACAGCTCGTTGGCGACGGCCTTGACGGGGAGGGGCACGTTCACAGTGGTGCCGAAGCCGGCGGAGTAGGCGCTCTCGGCGTCACGGTTGATCGTGCGAGGAAGGACGGACAGGTAGCGGAGAGCCGCGACAGACGACTCGGCGACCTTTACGGCCGGGGTTGCGAAGTTAGCCATTGGGTTTCCTTTCGGTGCTCAGTTGCGGAACAGCCTCGCACCGATGGTGGCGAGGTCGGGGCGGTCGCCCGGTTCCTGCCCGCGGGGGGACGGGTTCCGGTCGAGGGGGCTGGTAGGGGTAATGAGGGCGGCGAGCGTCTCAGCGGCCGCCTTGATTTCCTCGTCGTTGTCGCCGTGGAGGAACTGGGCAGCCTCGGGGGGCAGGCCAGCTTCGGCGGCGGCGTTCTGGGAGGCGACCTTCAGCTTCAGGCTGGCGAGCTCCTTCTCCGCCGCAGTGGCGCGAGCCTCCCAATCGATGGCGTCCTCGGCGGCATCCGAGTCGCCGTTGCCCGGCTCCTCGGCCGGCTCGGCGGCCGAAGGGGCGGTTGCAGGCTTGGCCGCGCCGGTGTCAGCGGGGGGGGTAGGTCTGTCTGCGCCGGTAGGCTCAGGCTTCTCCTCCGTGTCCGCGGCGGCGCGGTCGGTCTGCGGGTTCGTGGCGTCACCCTCGTTGGCCGCCTTGGGGGCAGCCGCGGGCTTCGCGGCGTCCTCCTGGCCGGCGGGAGCGGGCGACGCGTCGCTGGTCTTCGTGTCGTCCTCGGTGGGGCGACCAGGACGGTCAGCCATGCGGCCTCCTCTCATGGTTTCTGTGAGACGTTCACAGTGTATATCACCGGCCGGGGATTCCGTCGGTAAACAGCGTCGGGTTCTGCCGGCGCATGTGTTCGAGGATTTCTCGCCGGCGGGCTTTGCCGTTGCTCATGTCCTTGGTGGCTTCGGCGGCTTGGTCGTATGCATCGGAGATAGCTTCTTCGTGGCTGGTGGCGCCCGACCGTAGCCATTGCTTCGGGGTTTGGTCGCTGATCTCGTATGTGCAGTCACAGTGTGGGTGAGACTGGAAGGCGGCGGTCTCTGGCGTGTAGACGGGGCCGCGGGCAGCGAGCATGGAGCAGAAGGCGCAGGTCTTCCCGACGATGACTCGGCGGGCCCGGAGCTTGGATTTCCGTGCGGACCGGATGACGGAGAGTCGGTCCCGGTCGCGGGCGAGCTTTCCGGCGGCGATCCCCGTCCGTTTGCGGGCGAGTGCCAGCGCTTCCGCTTCGGACGCGCCGGCGCGGATCGCCACCCGCCTAGTGACAGGGCCGGACAGTGTCATCACTTTGACTTCGCGGGCTTCCATGGCGTCGCCAACCAGGTCTTGGGCGACGTGCAGGCCGGAGGCGGTCTGGTAGCGAGACAGGTAATGGCTCGTTTCGGCGTCTACTGCCCTGTTCGCGGCGGCCTGACGGCGGAGTGCGGCATCCATGAACGCCTTCTCTGCGACGCTCCCCCCGCCGCGGAGCCGGTCGACGTCCTCTTGAGCGGCGTCAGCGATCGCTTGGGCGAGCGGCGTCATTGCCCGCTGATGGGACAGTGTGACGGCGGCGGCACCCCATCGCATGTCAGGCCTTCAGCGGGTTGTCGTTCCCCTCGCCCTGATCCGGGGTGAGGGCCTGCGCGTACTGGGTGAGTGCGTCGGGGTGCTGGTCGGCCCACTTGCGCCACTCGTCGGCCTCCTGCGGCGACACGCCCGGGATCCGCTGCCACAGCAGTTCGGCGGGGACGCCGAGCGACTGGGTGAGCTTGCCGAGCGCGTCGGCGGCCTGGGACAGGGAGCGGGCCTCCATGTCTCGCCAGTCAATGCGGAGGGAGTAGTCGGCGGCGAGGTCACGCCGGCCGGCTTGCGCCTGGGCGAGTCGGAGCAGCGACGCGATGGAACGACCGTAGGCGCGCTGGATGGCGTCCACGTGCGTACGCTCGGCGCTCTTGGCCTCGGCGAGGGCGTCAGCGGACAGGTTCACGAGCTGCGACCCGGACAGCGCCCACGACGGGACGGACGCGAGCGCGGCGAGGGTGCCAAGGTCAGCCCGTTCCGCGTCGAGCAGCGAAGACATGGTCGTCTCTGGAAGGGAGCCGAATTGGACGCCCTCGCCTCCGGTGAGGATGTCGGCGTGCTCAAGGATCGCTTTCTGCCGCTCCGCCTCCTCGGGGGAGCCGGGGTCAGTCAGGCCGGTCGCCGTGCGGACCCGCCATGAGTTGTTGTGCTGGACGAGGAGCCTGTCGTTGACGGTTTTTACGTACCTTCTGGCCGCGGGGCGGAGTCGGTCGACAAGGCCGGGGCAGGCGCCGGCGAGGTCCTGGTAGGGGGCGAATCGAACGACGGGGCACACGCCGGCCGGATGCGTCGAGGTGACGTCCCCGGTCTTCGGGTCGATCACGGACACGTCATCGATGTACATCCACGGATTGCCGGCTCCGTCCAGGAGTGCGGCCGCGGTGGGCCACTCCGCGGACGGGTCGCCGCCCCAGCCGCAGGCGACGCGGGAGGACGGCAGCGGCAGGAGGCGCGGCTGCGGCCGGCCGGGCAGCGCGACCACATAGGCGACGCCGTCGATCAGGGATTCCCGGTACAGGGCGGTCTGCTTCGTGGGCAGGCCAGCGTATTCCCACGGCTCCCACATGGTGTGCAGGTCGTCTGTGTCATCTTCGGCAGTCCCGGTGAGTCCAGAGCGGGACACGCCGTCGCACAGCAGCTGGCGGGCGAGCGTGTCCACGAGCAGGCCGAGCGTCGGCCCGAGAGACAGCTGGCGCAGCCGCCGACGCTCTTCATTCTTAGTGCCGCCATCAATGTCGGCGAGGCCAAGCACGCGGCCATGAGGGTCGGCGAGCGGGGCAATATCCTCTCGACGCTGACGCGTCCAGGCCAGCTCTTCCGTGTGGTTGCTGACGAGCCGGTCCCACGGTCCGGGGACTGTCGTCTTGCCGTTGTTCACCATATCTTCCCTCGCGATCGGTTGCGGCGCCCGTTGCGGTATACAGCCCTCATCATACGTGCCGCGATCAAGCAGACGGCGAGGTCGATCTTCCTGCGGGATTCCCGGTGATCTTTGCTGATGGAGACGCCCCATTTCGTGGGGTAGCGGACCGCGTGGAGGGCGTGCGCGCGGAGCCTAGGGTCCCCATCGTGGACGAACTGGCGGGCGTCTATCTCGGATGTTAGCGCCTGCGCAGCGTACACGAACTGTTTATGGTGCTTCGGGTCGGACATGTCCCAGTTGACGGCGTGCTGCGGGGATGCTTTCAGGGGCAGCCGCCGGCCGTAGTCCTGGTGCCAGCCGTCCACAATGCCGTCCCAAAATCGCTCCATGCTGACGTCGTCCAGGGCATGGGACGGGTCTGCCCACAGGCCGACCACATTGTGATGCTCCACGAAGTCGCGAACCTCAGCGTCGACGCGTTCTCGCGGGGCGACCCACCCGTGGGCGCGGGCGTCCGGAGGACGCTGCCACAAGCCGACCACGAACGGGGCGCCGTCCGACACGCGCACAGCCACGCAGGCGGTCGCATCGTCGGACTTGCCACCATCGAAAAATACGGCGACCTCGTCGCCAGGGTCGAGCTCGGGAAGGTCTTTGTCGAGGCAGGCGTCCCAATCAGACCGCTCCAGCCAGGCGGTATCGGCGGAGACGACCTGGTTGTACCACTTCCGCCGCGACTCGGACGGCGGCGTGGACGGGTCCATGATGTCTTGAATGATGCGGTCTGGGACCAGCCAGGAGGCGTCCCCGCGGACCGCCTCGACGACTTCCGGGGCGGCCTCGTAGGTGAGTTGGGCGGTGGCGTCCGCTTCCAGGGAGTCGTAGAGAATGCCAGCCTCCGCGTCTCGCCCCTGCTCGTGGGCTTCGCGGACGGCGAGGCCGACCGACTCAACGCCGGAACGGGCGGCGTTGCAGAGATGCAGGACGCGAGCCTGCCGTTCCTTCGGGGATTTAGCCGCGTCGCCGCGGACTACGCCCATCATGGCGATGCCGTTGTTGGACGCGGTCCAGTTCTGCGTTTCAGTGCACACGGTGAGGGTGGCGCGGGCTCCCTCGGCGGCGGCGGGGTTCGACGTGATCGGCACGATGACGCCCGCAGATCCATCCCTGTGCGACACGCCACCGGCGCCGACATGAAGGGCGTAGTGGTCGCGGGTTTCCTGTGGCAACAGGGCTGGCATGTTCCCCATCGTGGTGCGGGTCTGCTCCTGCGACACGGCGAGAAGGCGGATCCACGGGTCCGTTTCCGGGCGGCCGTGCCAGGTGTCACCGCCATCGTCCGTGGCCGGCACAGACGGCCCACACAGGGCGATCAACGCAACTACCGCAGCGAGCGGGTCTTTACCCCAACCCTTGCAGCGCTGCAGGACGACCGTGGGCGTGCAGAACACCCCCTCCTCGTTGACCGCGTAGTACCACGCAAGGAAACGCGCCTGCTCCGCGGTGAACCGCCATGGGCCGCCGTCCGGGCCTCGCAGCCACTGGGACGCCCACACCATTGCATCGAGGGCGATAGTTCGCTCCGGGAGCTCCCAGCGCCCGTCTTGGCGGGACCAGACGGGGCCGACGATGTCAACGGGCGCCCGCTCAGGGAGGGGGACCCCGCCGGCGAGAAGGCGCTGGTAGTAGCCGCGGATTGCACGCCGTTCGATCTCGTCGTCCGACACGACCGGGGCCTGCCGGGCGCGCGCCATTACTGCGCCTCGCCCCAGCGGGCCACGGCAGCCAGGCGCGCATGCTGGGTCCGCGCGTCCTGGGCGCGGCTGTCAGCGTCAGCGTCAGGCAGGTTCAGGCGGGACAGCAGCTGCGACATAGCAATGCGGTGCTGGCGCACTTCACCGAGCAGCGGATGGGCGCGGACCTGCCCCGTGGATCCGGAAGTGAGGAGGTCGGAGCCGAGTTCCCGTTCGATCCGGTCGACCAGGGACGCTTCCCTGCAGGCGTCCTCGAGTACGCGCAGTTCGTCCGGCCGAAGATCCCACTTCGACGTGACCCCATCCCAGAGGGCGCGCGCCGACTTAGTGAGCCTGCTAGGCGGTTTGCGGTCTGCCATCCGACTGTCCTCTCCACTGTGAACAACTGGCGGCCCGGGCCCCAACCGACCCGGGCCGCCAGCCCTGAACTACAACGCGCTCAGTGTATCACTTGGCGTGCTTGCCATCACCGGAGGCGCGCAAGGTGACGCCGCCGGGGGTGACGATGCCCGCCCAGTCGAGGATTGAGATGCCGTTGATCTTCACGCTCTTCAGGATGTTGAAAGCGCCCAGGACGAGGCCGGCGACGAGTCCGATCATGATGAAGGCGGCGTCGGGGCCGAAGTTCTGCACAGCCGCCGTGTTCGTCGTCGTGACGGTGCCGTCGGAGGTGACGGTGACCGACTGCAGCGGCGCCACCAGGTACCACACGAGGCCGGCCAACAGGCCGACGACGCCGATGAGCCCCGCGTAGAACGCGGTGCGGAGCCAGTCGCGGCGACTGATGTGCGGGCGCCACAGGCTCACGCGGTGGAGCCCTGGCGTCGGATCGTCGACGGCCTGCTGCGGCCCGGTCGTCTCGATGGACGCGACGACGGCGGGCATGACGCCGCCCTGCGCGGGCTGCTGCTCGGTCACGACGCGCCCCCTCCTCACTGCTCGGTGGACGATCCCCAGGGTATCGGCCCGGCCGGTCAGACCGCGATGCAGCGCGGGCCGAGCAGCGCCTTGAGGTCTGCGATGAGCGGCTGCTCGTTGCTCACCCGCAGCGAGTCGGAGAGCCGCATGAGCATGCTCTTGTCGGGGCCGAGCAGTTTGACGCGCACCTCGGTGCCGCCCGGGTGGGCGGTGAGCACCTGGCGCAGATCCTGGATCACCGGCGGGATGCATCGCACGACGGGCATCTGGATCGTCACCGGGCCGTCGGCGCTCATGCGCACCTCGGGCACGGTGAGCTCGTTGGCCTGCATCTCGATGGACTCGTCCTTGTTCGTGATGCGGCCGCGGATGCGCACGACGGTGTCCGGCACGAGCTGGGTGAGGCAGGTCTGGTAGACCTTCGGGAAGATGAGCACCTGGACGCTGGCGTCGAGGTCCTCGATGGTGACGGTCGCCCAGAAGGCGCCCGACTTCGACTGCCGGCGCTGGACCTGGGTGATCATGCCGCAGATCGTCTCGACGTGTCCGTCAAGGTCGGCGCCGGACTCGACGAGGGCGCCGATGCCGACGGAGCTCTCGGCGCCGAGCACGTGCTCGAGGCCGTGCAGCGGATGGTCCGAGACGTACAGGCCGAGCATCTCGCGCTCGAAGGCCAGTTTCGTACGCTTGTCCCAGTCGGGGACCTCGGGGACCGTGCGCGACAGCGCGGTGTCGGCGTCCTCGTCGCCGCCCAGCAGGTCGCCGAAGAGGTCGTCCTGGCCGTTGGCCTGGTTGCGCTTGAGGTCGATGACGCCGTCGACGGCGCCCTCGAAGACCTCCATGAGGGCGCGCCGGGAGCGGCACATCGAGTCGAAGGCACCCGCCTTGATGAGCGACTCGATGCAGCGCTTGTTGCAGACGCTCAGCGGCACCTGGTCGAGGAACTCGTAGAAGTCCTCGGCGGGGCCGTGCTCGGTGCGGGCCCCGACGATGCCGGCGACGACGGACTCGCCGACGTTGCGAATGGCGCCCAGCCCGAAGCGGACGTCCTCGCCGACGGCCGTGAACTCGTTCTGCGAGGCGTTGACGTCCGGCGGCAGCACCCTGATGTGCTGAGCGCGCATGTCGGCCAGGTAGAGGGCCATCTTGTCCTTGTCGTCGCCGACGCTGGTCAGCAGCGCGGCGCCGTACTCGGCCGGATAGTTCGCCTTGAGGTAGGCCGTCCAGTAGCTCACGAGCGCGTAGCCTGTGGCGTGCGACTTGTTGAAGGCGTA